GGTGATGCAGGCGCTGCCGGCGGCAAGGTCGCGCGCGGCCGGCCACGCAACGTAGCGGGCGAAATGAACAAAACGGAGGCGGCCTACGGCCAAGAACTGGATCGCCGCCTGCACGCTGGTGAGATTCAGTGGTATCGGTTCGAGTCGGTGAAGCTGAAATTGGCGAGCAACACGCACCTGACCATCGACTTCTTCGTTATGACCGCCGCCGGCGAGCTGGAGGCCCACGAGGTAAAGGGCTACTGGGAGGAAGACGCTCGGGTCAAGGTGAAGGTCGCTGCGGCGATGTACCCGTTCCGATTCTTGGCAGTTCAGAAGGACAGCAGCGGCTGGAAAGTGGAGCACTTCGCATGAATCTGAATGTCGCAAACACCGCGGTACGCCGCGACGCCGACGGGCGATTTTCCCTCAACGATCTGCACCAGGCGGCAGGCGGTCTGAAGAAGCACGGTCCCAGCTACTGGCTGGCGACGCAGTCGGCCGGTGAGCTGGTGGCGGAACTTCGATCTACCGGGATTCCGGTAGTTACCTTGGAGGGGCGCGGCGGCGGGACCTTCGTTGCCCGCGAGCTGGTGTACGCGTACGCGATGTGGATCAGCCCGGCCTTCCACCTGAAGGTCATCCGAGCATACGACCAACTGGTGATGGCGCCGCCGGTGACCTCGATGGCTGCCCTCGCTGACCCCGCGACGCTGCGCGGCCTGCTGCTGGACTATGCGGGGCGCGTTGAGGCGCTCGAGGCGGAAGTGCTGATTCAGCAGCCCAAGGTGCATGCGCTGGAGCGGCTGGCGGACGCGGAAGGGACCTTCAACGTCACCGAGGCCGCCAAGCTGCTGCAGGTGCCGCCCCGGCGCCTCTTCGACTGGATGCAACAGCACGCGTGGGTCTATCGCCGGGCAGGTGGGCGCAGCTGGCTGGCATATCAGCCGCGCATCCAGTCTGGCGTGCTCAAGCACAAGGCGACGGTGATCCGGCTCGAGGATGGCACCGAGCGGATCAGCGACCAGGTGCTGGTGACCGCAAAAGGCCTGGCACGGCTGGCGGACCTGTTGAGCCGGGACCATCTCGCATGGGGAAACCGTGATCACCTCCAGGCCATGGCCAGCAGCGGCGCGCGCTCGGTGGAGGTGGTGCGTTGAGTCGGATCGATCTTTCCGGCGTCTCAACCGACGACCTGCTGGCCGAAGTGGCGCGACGCTGTGGCACGACTCGTCACCGGCAACCTGCTACCGGCGGTGCGCGCGGCGCGGCGAAGAAGCGGACCAAGCAGGAATGGGCCCTAGCCATGGCCGAAGAAGCGCGGCAGCGCTACCACGACACCACCGATCCGTCGGTGCGCGCGCGAGAGATTCAGGAAATCGGCAAGTTCGAGAAGCTGGCGGCACGCTACAAGGCGACGGGGGAATGAGCATGGGTAGAGAGGTGGTCCATTCGCTGGATCGCGCGCTGCGCACCGGCCAGGCCGATGAGGCCCACATGCACGTAGCCGCGCTGGGCAGGCTGCTGAGCGGATTCCGGTACCGGTATGGCAGTGAGGTCCAGCTACACGCGGTGATGGCCGACGTGCTCGCCGGTGCTGGATACCAGTTCGAGCGGGAGTACCGGCTCGACAGCAGTAACCGCGCTGACTTCTGGCTGGCGGGGATTGTCATCGAGGTCAAGGTCGACGGACCGCTCGCCAGCGCGTTGCGGCAGGTGGAGCGCTACATCGGCCTGCCGCAGGTCAACGCCGTGCTGCTAGCCAGCACCGAGCGGTGGGCCGCCGCACCGCTGCTCGCGCGCCCGGCATGGCAGGGCAAGGCATTCAACATGATTCGACTGACGAGGCAGGCACTTTGATCGCCCAGAACTATGGAACCGTGCTGTTCAGCGCCTCCGGCCGCACGTGGCGCATCGCGTGTGAGCCCCAGGTGCGCTCGCGCCTCAAGCGAGTGTTCCCCCGTGTCCAGCAGGCGGCGGCCGATCACATCGACCTGTCGGCAACACCCGAGAACAGTCGCGAGCTGCAGTGGTTCCTGCAGCGCTATCCCATGCAGATGGATGCCGGTGCAGCGCTGGCGCTCGATGGGCTGGCCGGCCAGCACGTGGCGATGGAGCAGAGCCTGGCTGACCTCGTGGCGGGGCGCGTGTTGATTCCTCCTTTCGACCTGGCCAAGCCCGCGCGCGACTACCAGCGGGTGGCTGGTGCCCAGGTGTCGATCAGGGGTGGCCTGCTGGTGGCAGACGACCTGGGCCTGGGAAAGACGGTGACGGGCATCTGCCCCATGGCCATACCTTCGAACCTGCCGGCGGTGGTCGTCTACCCGGCGGCGCTGCCCAACCACTGGCCCGAGAAGCTGGCCGAGTTCGCGCCCATGCTGCGGGTCCACCACATCCGCAAGGGCCAGCCCTACCCACTGGTGCGACAACCGCGTCAGCGCATCACGGACCTGTGGGACACGCTGCCCGATGTGATCCTGGTCAGTTATCACAAGCTGCGCGGCTGGGCCGAGACGCTGGGGGCGATCGCACAGTACGTGGTGTTCGAAGAGTGCCAGCAGCTGCGTAGCCCGGGGAGCGAAATACACCGGGCATGCCGCCACCTTGCGTCGCACGCGCGCCTGCGCATGGGCCTGACGGCCACGCCCATCTACAACTATGGCTGCGAATTCTTCCATGTCGTGGACCCGTTGTTGCCCGGGTGCCTCGGGACCTACGACGAATTCCTGCGGGAATGGTGCATCAGCGCCCCGGGTGAGGCCGCCAAACTGAAGGACGCGGAGCAGTTCGGCCAGTATCTGCGCCGTGAAGGCATCATGCTGCGCCGCACCCGCAAGGAGGTTGGACGCGAGCTGCCGGCCCTTTCCAAAATTCCTCACGAGATCGAAGCCGATGGCAGCGTGTTGAACCGGATCACGGGCGACGCCGTTGCACTGGCGCGCACGATCCTGGCAGCAAACGAGCGGTACCGCGGCGAGAAGATGCGTGCGGCTGGCGAGTTCGACCAGTTGGTTCGGCAGGCCACCGGCGTGGCCAAGGCCCCGTACGTGGCCGAGTTCGTGCGGCTGCTGGTGCAGAGCGGCCAGCAGGTCCTGCTGTTCGGGTGGCATCGTGAGGTCTACGGCATATGGCAGGAGAAGCTGGCCGACTTCAACCCGGTCATGTACACCGGCAGCGAGTCACCGGCCCAGAAGCAGGCCGCAAAGGACGCATTCGTGTCGGGCCAGAGCCGAGTGATGTTGATCAGCCTGCGCGCCGGCGCCGGCATTGACGGCCTGCAGCACGTCAGCAGCACCGTGGTGTTCGGCGAGATTGATTGGTCGCCTGGGGTCCATGAGCAGTGCATCGGCCGTGTCCACCGAGACGGTCAGCAGGAACCGGTGATGGCGTATTTCCTTCTATCCGACCAGGGCAGCGACCCGATCGTGTCGGACGTGCTCGGGGTGAAGCGGGAGCAGATTGAAGGCGTCCGCAACCCTGGCGAACACCTGGTGGAACGCCGCGATATCGGCGAGGGCCAGCTGCGCGCGCTCGCCCAGCAGTTCCTGAAAGAGCACGGTCATGCGCCGGACCCGAACAACGTAACAACACTGGAGAGCTCCCGATGATTCCGACCTTCGATAGCCTTGATGAGGCTTCCCATCACCTGTACTTGGCCGATGACACCGGCCCCATCCTGTGCGAGGTGGACGGTTGCACCTGGAAGGTGTGGCGCGATGGCTCTTCGCAGCTGGTGCCCGAGTCGGTGGCAGCGTGAACGCGGTCTTCGTCGCCGATACCACCGCTGTACCTGGCTGTGCCAACTGCGGCGGCATCGCCAAGCTGCAGGCCAACCGCGCCCGCACGCGCATCTGGATCGGCTGTACGGCATGCCCAGCCAACACCGGCTGGTTCGATGGTGACGACGCCCCACAGCGCGCGCTGTCGGCGTGGGTACGGTTGCCCCCCTTGGTTCCGGCACTGCCGCCGACCGCGCGGCCGGCAGCGCCTGGGGTTGCGGCCGCTCGGGGTAGTGCGGATGGCCGCGATGCGCTGGAGCTGCTGGCGCGCATGCTGGTGTCGGGTGGATATCGTGTCCCCACCGAGGGGCGCAGCACGCTTCCCACGTTGAGCAGCGCCGACATTGCCGCTGCTGTTGGGCTGATGCGGGACAGGGTGGCGAAGGACACCGTTGTGGCGGTGGCCACCCGCGCAGACGGCGCAGCTCTGGCGCGGCTGTCGTGGCCGGTCTACCGGCGGGTTGCTCGCGCGCTGCGGCACGATCCGATGGTGACGCTCAAGCACGACGAGCCCGCTGACCGCTGGCGCGTGCGCCTTGTGATCCACGACGCAGTGCGAGACCTCGTGTGGCCGGAACGGAAGGTATCTGCCGGCCTGGCGGCGAAGGCCGCTCGCATGCGCAAGGGTGACTACCTGCGCGTCCACCGGCTGGCCTACAGCACGTTGCTGGAGGCGCTGGAGAAGGGGCGCGACGAGTTCAGGGTCCGGCTATTTGCGATGCGCAGCTAGTTGTTCATCTCTGGCGCAAGTGAGCGAGCTGCAATTTAGCACCGAGCGGAACGGACGTTGCCGAGATGCAGCGTATCTGCCGTAGCACCTACTCTGTGGTAGGTGCACGTACTCGTCAGGTATATGCCTCTCTAGCGCGTGCAAACCATTTTTCAGAGTTCGTCAACCTTCCGGTTTGTCTAAGCGTCGCCATCTGTCCCGCGAATTCTTCGAACTCATTTGCAGCTTGGGCTGCGGAACTGAGATCGGAGAGAAGTTCCGAGCGAAGCACGGTAACTAGATTTTCCGGAAACGAGAGGCGATCAATGCCCTTGCTATGTACCAACTGCAAGCGGATTTCTTCCAGCCGCTCAACCTCGGCCATTCGTGCTGAAACCTCATCCGGATGTCGAATTCCAGTCAGAGAATTCCGAATTGCATGTTGTTTTTCGTTTAAATCTTTGACGATGCTCTTGGTGATGGCGCGCGATAAGTCGTGCTGCATGATTTTAGTGCAGGGGTCAATGGCATCTTTGATGGTTGCCGGTGTCGATCCAATGCTCACCAAACTCTCATTGACTCTTTGAATGAGGTCGTACATCTCTTCATGTGGCGGAGGGCCGCTAATCCTTCCGGTGCGTGCGTACATTGAGAGTGATGCTTTGCCTGTTATTTCCGCAACCATCTTGATCTGTGCAAGGAGGCGGCTGGCCTCGCTAATCTTGATATCAAGGGTTGTGAGCTTGGCCTCCATGCCGAGGCCTTTTAAAGTTTCGAAACGTTCAATTGTGGCTGCAAAAAATAGAACCAAAGCAGCGCCCATGAGGGATAGGGCAGGTGTGACTCGCCAGTCTATGGCCGCGAGCACCCCAAGGAACAAGCAGATGCAGCCGGCGATTAAAAGTAATCCGGCCACCACGTTGTAAATCCGTTGCCTCCAATTCTGATCCTGCTTGGACATGCTATTTCTCCTGAAATCCTGAAAAATCATCCGCACATGTTCCGCATGCGGAAGAAATCATCCGCATGCGGAACCGCAGTTGCCGCGGGAACCATCATCGTGCCCTAATCCCTATCGTGGGCGGTCTTGCGGGTTCCGCACAGTATGGAGGCCGTTGGTCGGCTGGACTCGGGAGGTCCATCGGCCTGCGGCCTTCGATTTTTCCTGCGCCCGAGAACGCCCCCGGTTACGCGACCTTGTCGTATGCGTCCAGATGATGCCCGCTCTCCTGAGCCTCCCAGCCCAGCATCGCCAGGCCAACCGTCTTCGGAATGGGCCTCTCGCCGCTGCGGTAGTACGCCAGCATGCGGCGGCTGATTCCAAGCGCGTCGGCGGCGGTGTCCAGCGACAGGCCGTGGTGGTGCATCCATGCAACGACCTGCTGATGCGAGTACTCGCCGGTCTGCTCGATTGCCATAGCCCGCAGGTTGTCGCTGGCCAAGGTCAGATCGTCGTCATCGGCGAAGATGACGCCGCGATTCCATTCATCTGGAGCGACGACGCGGAAGACGCCCGGGTCGGCAAGCCTGGCAAGCGAGGGATGCTTGGCGATCACCTCGCTGAGGTCGACAACGGCATCGAAGCCGTCACCGAACTGCAGGCCGAGGCGACCCGGTGCCAGGGCCGCGACGTTTCGGATCACAAATTGCGGCTGGTTCATGGGTTCAACTCCTGCCACTTGGCGATGAGGGTTGGAATGTTCGCCCCGGCCCATGCGAGGGCTTCGGCCAGTTCGCGGGGCTTGATCGAACCGGACAGCACGGAAAGGGTATCGATCACGATCAGGGCTTCACGGCCATCGCGCATCCTTACGTGGAAGTGCGGCGGCTGGTGATCAGCGGCGTACATCGTGATGGTGCAGTTCTGGAGGCGGCTGATCGTCGGCATGGGCACAGTATAGTGCAACCATTGCACCGGTGCAACCATTGCACTTGATAGATAGAAAGACAGGGGGCGACCCGATGCTGGCAGGCATCGGGCCGCCACCGCAGACGCGCGTATGAACCGCGTGCCATTGGCCAGGCCCTGCTGCTCTCCGGAGAGCGCGGCAAGTCTGGCCGAACGCAGTTTCATAGGCTGAGAATTGAAGACGAGAACCATGTTTCCATGGCCTGGTGGGAAGACCAGGCTTGCGGCGCACCTGTTGCCGCTGATCCACGCCCGACCCCATACCTGCTACGTCGAGGCCTTCGCGGGCAGCGCGGCCATCCTGTTCCAGCGAGAGCCGGCCAAGGTGGAGGTGCTCAACGACACCCACGGGGAGTTGGTGCGGCTGTACCGCGTAGTGGCCAATCACCTTGACGAGTTCGTGCGGCACTTTCGGTGGTCGCTGACCAGCCGGGAGATGTTCCGATGGGCACAGCTGCAGAACGTGGAGACGCTGACCGACATCCAGCGTGCAGCGCGGTTCTACTACCTGCAGAAGCTGAGCTTCGGCGGTAAGGTGCAGGGGCAGACGCTGGGCGTAGGGCCGACATCCACAAAGCGCATCAACCTGCTGCGGCTGGAGCAAGACCTGAGTGATGCCCACCTGCGGTTGCAGGGTGTGGTGGTCGAGCAGCTGCCATGGCAGCGGTGCATCGAGAAGTACGACCGGGCGGAGACCGTGTTCCTGCTGGACCCGCCGTACTGGGACACCATCGGCTACGGAAACGACTTCCCCATCGAGCAGTACCAGCAGCTGGCCGAGGTAATGGCCGGCCTGAAGGGCAGGGCGATCCTGACCATTAACGACCACCCGGCGATGCGCGCGCTGTTCGATCGCTTTCAGTGCATCAGCGTGCCCATCCGCTACACGGTTGGCGGCGGCGCCGGTGCGGCACGGACCGAACTGATCTACACCACCTGACCGGGCTACGTGCCCGGCATACCTTTTGCCCGCCTCCAGACCGGATCAACCATCGCGCCCAGCCGGCCGCGAGGCGGGCACCTATCCCGGGATCACCATGGCACGCATCACCTCCCAACACGCAGGCGGCGCAAACGTCGTCGCATTCCTGGACATGCTGGCCTGGTCCGAGGGGACCAGCACCAGCCCGGCGACGAAGGACGATGGCTACGATGTGATCGTGACCGGTTCGGATCGAAAGCCGGAAATATTCACCGACTACTCCGTGCACCCGTTCTCGCGCGGCCGCAAGTCCAAGGTGATCAACGGCAAGGGCCTGACGTCGAATGCGTCCGGGCGGTACCAGTTCATGCTGAAGGACTATGCGCACTACCGGGCGCAGCTGCAGCTCCCAGATTTCGGTCCTATTTCGCAGGACCGTTGGGCAACCCAGTTGATCCGGGAGCGCCGCGCGCTGCCCCTGATCCAAACTGGACGAATCCCCGAGGCGATTGCCGCCGTCCGCAATATCTGGGCCAGCCTACCCGGCGCCGGGTATGGCCAGTTTGAGCACAAGCTCGACAGCCTGCTGGCGGCATACCGCAAGGCCGGCGGCAGGGTTTCGTCATGAATGAGGAATCTATGCCGTGGTGGATGGCCGGGAGCGTAGCCGCGTTCTGGATAGCGAGGGAAACCTGGGGAGCATTGCTGTCCAGGCGCAAGGAGCGGACCGAGACAGATGCAAACGTTGATCTGCTGAACGGGCTGGTGCAGCGGGTGAAGTCGTTGGAAGAATCACAGGCGGCTACTACATTGCAGCTCGCCGAAGAAATCAAGTTGCGCATGACCGCACAAGAAGAGGCCCATAGGCTGCGATTGCGAGTCATGTCGTTGGAATCGGCTATGCGCCAAGTCGGCGCGGTTATCCCGCCGGAGGTGCCCTAATGGTTCGTCTTTACGCTTTGCTTGCAGTGGCTGCGCTGGCGCTTTCCTTCTGGGCTGGTTGGGCATGGCGCGGTGATCGCGCCGAGGGCGTCGAAGCGCGGCAGCAGGCCAGCGCCAGCGCCGCGGTGGTGGAGCAGGTCAACCAAACCCGAGCCGAAGAGCAGAGCAATGCTCTGCTGTTGGCCGACATAGGAGCGAAGCATGAAGAAGACCGCACTGCGGCACAGGCCGTACCAGCAGCTATTGCTACTGCTGTCCGTGATGGCAGCCTCCAGCTGCGCGACGACCTCGCCACCTGTAGTACCAGCCTCTTGTCCCAGGCTGTCGCCGGCGCCGTCGAACGTGATGCGCACGCCCAACTACGAGCAGAGGTTGCGGGAGCTATTGTTCAAGTCGGACGTGACGCCGACGACCACACCTACGCCTGCCAAGCGGTCATCGCCACAGATCGTGCCGAGGTGAGCCCGTGAAGTTCCTTGCTTGGTTGGCGGCGGTGCTGCTTATCGTGGCTGGCCTACATGCGGTCGACTGGAGCATGCCGACCACCATGGCGTGCATCAGCTTGGCAGGTGTGCTGATGGGTGGTCGCAGACCCCAGGGACAGGGGCGCGTGACACAGCTCGGTGAGCTGGTGCTCTACACGCTGAGCCACGACGACGCGCTCTACGTCAACGCTCGGCGTGTCACGCCTGCCGACGTGCAGGATCAGGTGCTCGAGGCGCGCTGGCCCGTCGGCGCACAGGCGCACGTGGGTGCTGCCGCCCGTGATGGCATGGTGCAGCCGGCCCTCGTGGTGGGTGTGCATGCGGACGGCACGGTGAACCTGCAGGTCTTCCTCGATGGCACCGACGTGCTCTGGGCACGCGGCAAGCGCGCAGCATCGGCGGAATCAGGCGCCCATCCGGGGCGTTGGCACCGAAATGACGATATCCACAAGATATCCACAGAAACCTGAACGGGCGGGGGCCCCTGGGCGCTCCCCGGTCCACCGGGGGGAATTCGGACCCCGGTAATTGAGCGTTTTTCGGCCTCTAGGGTGCTCCACCACAGGCCGGTGATTTCCGCCGCTTTTCAGGGGAAAAGAGGGCTTTTAGCGACAGACGAGCTGCGCATCGGGTAGGACATGGCCGACATTCGAGACTTCACCCAAGGCTGGTCAGTCGCCCGCCTGGCGGACGAGTTCGGCATGGATCGGCGCACCGCTGCCAAGCGGCTGCGCGAAGCCGGCGTGCCGCCCGCAGCGAAGCGGAATGGCAACGATGTGTACCGTCTGGCTGACGCGGCGCCGGCGCTGGTGCAGGTGCAGGCCGGGGCTGTCGGTGCTGACGGCGTGGTCGACCCGCGCGATCTGCCGCCGATGGAGCGCCGCGCCTTCTACCAATCGGAGAACGAGCGCCTGAAGGTCGAGACGACGACCGGCCAGCTGGTGCCAGCGGCGGAGGTCGAGGCGGATTACGCCGCGCTGGTGAAGAAGGTCGTGCAGTTCTTCGACACGCTGCCGGACGTGCTGGAGCGCAAAGCCGGCCTCAGGCCTGAGCAGGTGGTGAAGGTGCAGGACGAATGCGATCGCGTCCGTCAGTCGATGTTCGAGGCAATCACTGATGACGTACGCGACAGCGCGTGAGGTTCGGTTGGGCGTAGCGGAGATGATCCGGCCGCCCAGGCGCATTAACGTGAGCGAAGGCGCCAAGGCGCTGCACGTCGCCAACGCCAGCGGCGCGGCAGGTGCGTGGGACCCGACCGTGTCGCCGTACATGGTCGAGCCGTTGAACATGACCGGCAGCCGTCAGTATGAGGCGGTGGTATTCGTGGGCCCGGCTCGATCCGGCAAGACGATATCGCTGATCGACGCACGGCTGGCGTACCTGATCACGTGCAACCCGGCCGACACCATGGTCGTGCAGATGTCCAAGGACGCGGCCGAGGACTACAGCAAGACGCGCATCGCCCGCGGCATCGCCGCCAGTCCTGAACTGCGGAAGCGGCTAAGTCCTCGCGCCCACGACGACAACATCCTGCTGAAGTTCTTTCGGTCGGGCATGTCGTTGCGGATGGGGTGGCCCTCGATATCGGTGCTGTCGGGCAAGGACATCCACGACGTCCTAATGACGGACGTGGACAACTACACCGGTGACCTGGGCATTGACGAGTGCTTCGGCCTGGCGCTGAAACGAACGCAGACGTTTATGTCGGCCGGCATGGTGGTCGCTGAGTCAAGCCCCGCTACGGATTACACCGACGGGGCCTGGAAGCCGGCGCACGCTCACCAAGGCCCGCCGGCGGCCGGCATCGCTGCCTTGTACGCACGCGGCGACCGGCGCCGCTGGTACTGGCCGTGCCCGGAATGTGGTGAGCGATTCATCGCCGCGCCGGGGTACGAGGGCTTCGCGCTGCCGCCGATGGAAGAGCTGCTCGAGCGGGTACAGGTCGACGACATCCAGCAGATGGCGCGCCGGTACTCGCTGCTGCACTGCCCTCGGTGCGGCGTTGGTCTGGAACATCGCTGGAAAGACGATATGAACCAGGCCGGCGTGTGGGCAGCCGAAGGCCAGATCGTCTACCCAGACGGCACAGTGGTCGGAGAGGCGCTGGAGACACGCATCGCGAGCTACTGGCTTGGAGGTGTGGCGGCTGCCTACCAGTCGTGGGAATCGCTGATAGAGCGCTACCTGCAGGCGTTGCGCACGTTCGCAACGACAGGCGAGGAGCGCCCGCTAAAGACCACGCACAACGTCGATGGTGCAATCAACTACGTCCCGATGGCGGCGCGCTCTTCCAGCGATCCCAACGAGATGAGCGAGCGCGCGGAAGGTTGGCCGGCCAACACAGTACCTGCCGGTGTTCGCTTCCTGATCGCGACGGTCGACGTGCAGGCAAACCGGTTCGTGGTGCTCGTCTTGGGCTACGGCGTAGGCGAGAACGGAGACCTTGAGCGCTGGGTGGTTGACTCCTTCACGCTGCGTACGTCCAAGCGTGAGGACGGATCGGGTGGCTTCTTGCCACTGGACCCCCCCAAGTACCTGGAGGACTGGGAGCGGCTGGTAGAGAAGGTGATCGGCCGCCGATATCCGCTGAACGATGAAACGGGCCGCACCATGCCGGTGCGTGCGGTCGGCATCGACTGGGGCGGCAAATCGGGGACGTCGATTCGCGCGCTGGAATTCTGGCGTTCGTTGAAGGCGCGGCAGCTGCATGCACGGGTCCGGTTGGTGAAGGGCGACGCCAACCGCAGCGGCGCACTGTTCCGCGAAACCTACCCCGATAGCCGCAAACGCAAGGACCGCAAATCCGGGTCCGCCGGTGACGTTCCACAGCTGTTGCTCAACGTCGATCGGCTGAAGGACACCGTTGACGCCAACATCAAGCGGGCAGAGCCCGGTCCCGGCTACTACCACTTCCCCGATTGGCTGCCCAAAGCTTTCTTCGCGGAACTGACCGCCGAGACGCGGACGCCAAACGGCTGGAAGAACCTGGCTGGACGCCGCAACGAAGCATTCGACCTCACCGGCTACGCCGAAGGTCTTGCCTTATGGCTCAAGGTCCCGGCCATCCGGTGGGACGCGCCGCCGCTTTGGGCGGCGGATTGGGACAACAACCCTGACGTGGTCGTCGGCGATGCCGGCGCGGCCTTTGCGCCGCGCGCGCGCCCACGTCGCGTCATCCGCAGTAAGTACTTGGGACGCTGATATGGCATTCACGAAAGAGCAGGTGGCAACCCTGGAGGCGGCGATCGCATCCGGTGTGCTGACTGTGCGATACGCCGACCGCACGGTCACCTACCAGAGCCTCGACGCCATGAGGCGCGTGCTCCGGCAGATGCGTGGCGAGGTGTCGGCCGTCACCGGAGCAAAGCCCCGTCGACGCACCATCCGTCTCTTCCAATCGGGGACTGGCAATGTCTGACGCTGCCGAGGGAACTTACCGTGCAGCCGGCAACGGCCGTCGCCTGCGCATGTTCCGCCCCATGTCCTTGGGCCCGAATGCGGCGCTTCTCGGCCTCCCAACCCTGCTGGCGCGGGCACGGCACCTGGCTCGTAACGACCCATGGATGGTCAGTGCCCTCAACAAGAGCGTGTCCAACGGCATTGCCACGGGAATTCAGGCAAAGGCGATCTGGGGCACTCCGGAATTCAAGGCACGAGCGGCGAGCCTGTGGAAGCGCTGGAGCAAGTACAGCGATGCCGACGGCGTGCTGGACTGGGGCGGTTTGCAGGCGTTGGCCTGGAGGGAATGGAAGGAGGCGGGCGAGGTCTTCGCACGCATCCGCTACCGTCGGGCAGAGGATGGCCTGCCCGTTCCCATGCAAGTCCAGTTGATCGAGTCGGAACAATGCCCGCAGTACCTCAACAGCGTGGCGAGCAACGGCAACGCCATCCGCCACGGAATCGAGTTTGACCGCATCGGTCGCCGAGTTGCCTACTGGATGTTCCGAGAGCACCCGGGTGATGCACAGGTAGCAGTGGATGGAAACGAACTTGTGCGCGTGCCGGCCGAGCAGGTGATTCACCTCTACCGGCCCAGCCGCGCCGGCGCCATGCGAGGCGTGCCCAGTTCGGCCGCCACACTGCTACGGATGTTCAACCTGGACAGGTTGGACGATGCGGTACTCGAGCGGCAGGCCATCGCCAACCTGTTCGCTGGCTTCTACACGGTGCCCGAGTCCCCCGACGGGGACGGTGACACGCATATGGTCGGCGACCTGCAGAGCGGCGAGGATGCCGACGGCACGCCGTTGGGCGGCTTGGAACCGGCGACCATGCAGGAATTGCCGCCAGGCTATGACGTGAAGTTCGCCGAGCCGCCGAGCGCGGGCTCGGACTACGCAGAATTTCTGCGCGGCCACCTGATGGCGATCGCGGCTGGCCAGGACGTGCCATATGAGGTGCTCACCGGGGACCTGAGAGGGGTATCCGACCGCGCGCTGCGCCTCATCCTCAACGAGTTCCGGCGGGTCATCGAGCAGGACCAGTGGTTGTTCATGATCCCGATGTTTTGCCAGCGTATTCGCGACGCCTGGTTTGACCAGGCCGTGCTGGTGGGTGCCCTGAACGTGCCCGGCTACGCCGAGCTGCGCGATGACGTCACCGAGACCCTGTGGGTGCCCGAGGGCTGGCCTTGGAGCCATCCCGTGCAGGACGTGGGTGCCGAATCCAAGGCCGTTCGTGCCGGCTTCAAGTCCCGTACGAAGGTGGTCCTGGGCGCTGGCGAAGACCCCGAGCAGGTCGACGCTGAGATCGCTGCCGACAACGATCGTGCCGACAGCTTGGGTCTGACGTTCGACAGCGATCCTCGGCGCACCAACTCCAGCGGTACTGGCCAGTCCAGCAACAAGTCTCCCGCCGCCGGAAACGACGCCACCGATGAAGGAAATGATGATGACCAATAAGCCTGGGCTGTTGAGTCGGCTGTTCGGCCGCAGCAAGCACCCTGTCGTGGCCTCGCTCGCTACTGCCGCGCTCAACCAGCCCCTGCTGGTACATCCGGCGATGGGTGAGGCGTTGATTGGCGCCTACCTGGAAGGGGCCGTGACCAGCGCAGACACCGAGCTGCGCACCGACGTGATCGCCGCTGAGAACATCGCAGTGCTGAACATCACGGGTGGCCTGGTCAACCGGCCGATGCCCGGTCCCAGTGGTGGTGGTCCGGTGAGCTACGCAGCGGTACGCGAGAAGCTGGACGAGCTGCTCGAGGACGACAGTGTCGGCGCCATCGTGCTGCGCATCGAGTCGCCGGGCGGCATGGCGTCTGGCTGCTTTGACCTGGTGGATCGCATCTACCAGGCACGTGGTCGCAAACCCCTGCATGCGCTCATCGACGATTACGCGTACTCGGCGGCATATGCCATCGCCAGCGCCTGCGATGTGATCTGGGTGAGCCGTACCGGCGGCGCCGGGTCCGTCGGCGTGGTCGCGTACCACCACGATTGGAGCAAGGGCAACGAGCAAATCGGGGTCAAGGTCACCCCCATCTACGCGGGTGCCAGGAAGGTCGACTTCAACCCGAATTTTGCGCTGACGGATGAAGCGAAGGCGGAGGCCCAGGCAGACGTGGAGCTGCTCCACGACCTGTTTGTCAAGACGGTAGCGCGCAACCTCGGCCTGGGCGAAGAAGCTGTGCGAGCGACCGAAGCCGCCACCTACCGCGGGCAGTTGGCGGTCGATGCAGGCTTTGCAAGCCGCCTCGGCACCTGGGACGAGCTGGTGGCCGAGCTTGGCCATCGCGACGTGCCGGCGCCCGTAGAGCACGCCAGAGCAGCCGACGATGCTGCAGCAGAGCCGGAAACCACGGCCCAGGTCATGGTGACCGCCGACGGGTTCAAGGTGGTCGCCGGCAATGGGCAGGCCCTTCTGGAGCAGCTCGCGCATGAGCCGTCGCCGACGCCGGATGCTTCCCACGCGGATGCGCCGCCGGCGGCTACCGCCGAAACGCTTGCAACTGCTGTTGCCGCCAGCGCGCTGCCTGCGGGGATCGGCCTGGCACTGATCCAGCGCGGCCCGCAGCAAGGTGAGGACGTGACTGCGGCCTTGGAATATGCCACTGCGGTGCGCGACGCATGCGCCGCGGCGATGACCGGCGGCGAAAGCCTGGCGGGCAACTACATCAAATCGAACACCGATCTGGCTGCGGTGCGTGCCCAGCTGATCGCCCTGAAAGCGGAAGAAGGGCGCACCACGCAGATCGTGACCACTCTCCCGGCGCCGGACGCCGAGAAACGCGCCGCCGCCGTGAAGGCGTCGCTCAATCCCACCACCATCTACAAAATGCGAGGCAACTGATGGAAATCAACCGCGATGGCGTCCGCAACGCCCAATTCCTGCTTTCCGAGGCTGCCGGCGAACGCAGCCGGGAGCTGATCCACATTCCCGCCGGCCAGGGCATCCTCGCCGCCGGCACCCTGCTGAAAGCCGACAACACGAAGGCTGGTAGCGGCGCTGATGCCGTCAAGGTGCTGTATGGCCAGGTCGACACCGGGAGCGATCCGGACAACCTGGCCGTCAAGGGCGCGGCGGTCGCCCGCGACGCCGAGGTGCACGGCGAGCTGCTGGGTTGGGCCCCGGGCACCGGCAGTGATCAGCGCCTGCTGGCTGCTGCCAGCCTGGCCGAGTCGGGCATCATTGTGCGCTGGACCTCGCGTCCGATCAGCTCGAACAGCGCCCACCACCTGGTGTTCGTCGAAGTGCCGCTGAATGGCGCGGCAGGTGAGCCCGCCGGTGAAGTTGTTGCCCACATCACCGATGTCTTCGGTGCATTGGTGACCGGAAGCTCGGCAAGCGTGAGCCTGGCCAAGGCGACGGGCGCAGGCGCCCTGAGCGGTGGCGGCGCCAAGGCCGCAGTCAACGGCGTGGTCACCTGGGATGCCGTCGAGTTCAGCGCGGCCGGAACGTACACCCTGACCGCTACTTCCGCCGGCCTGGTCGCTGCGACCAGCGATGAGATCGTCATCACCGCCTGACCGCCTCCGGTCGTCGTTACACCTCCAGCCCCGCCAAGTGCGGGGCTTTCTATTTCCGCATGAGGAAGACACACATGGATCTGCAGACCCTTCTGGCCCTGGGCGTGCTGAGCTTCGATTCGCTCAACGCCCACATCAACAATCTGCCGCGCGTCCCGACCCGTATCGCCGAACTCGGCCTGTTCAAGGAACAGGGCCTGGTCGGTACCGATATCGTCAAGATCGGCATCAACGGCACCAAACTGGTACTGGTGCCCAACGTGCCGCGCGGCGCGCCGGCTCAGCCCAAGTCGCTGGAGCGCGGCAAGGTCAAGCTCTTCCAGACCGCCCACCTCCCGCAGCGCTCGACCATCATGGCCGACACCCTGCTCAACGTGTTCTCTCCGGAGACGGACCCGGAAGGGCAGAACGTGGCCAGCGTGATCAACGCGCACCAGCTCACCCACCGCCGTGACTTGGATTACACCATCGAGTACCACCGCATGGGCGCGCTGAGCGGCAAGGTCCTGGACGCCGACGGCTCGGTCATGTGGGACCTGTACAAGGAGTTCAACGTTCAGCAGATCGTGCTGGGTATGTCCCTGACCACGGCGAGCACCAAGGTCCGCGGCAAGGTTCTGGCCATCAAGCGGGCGATCGAGAAGGAACTCGGCCAGGTGCCCCACAACGGCATCCACGTCTTCTGCAGCCCCGAGTTCTTCGAGGCGCTGATCGACCACGACAACGTGGTCGCCGCCTACGCACGTTGGCAGGATGGCGAAGCGCTGCGCGACGACCCCCGCCGTGGCTTCACCTTCGGTGGCGTCACCTTCGAAGAGGTGGTCGGCGGCCAGGTGGCCACCGAGGAAGAAGACCGTCCCTTCATCCCGGCCGGTGAGGCACTGGCCTTCCCGCTGGACGTGCCGGACATGTTCATCACCCGCTTTGCGCCGGCGGATTACATGGAGACGGTGAAGGGTGTCGGCCTGCCGTACTACAGCAAGACCGAGCCGCTGCGGATGAACAAGGGCCTCGACCTGGAAAGCCAGTCCAACCCGCTGAACATCAACACGCGACCGCGCGCCGTCATCCGGCTGAAGGCCACCGGCGGCGGCAACGCCGGCGGGTGATTAACCGGCCCGGTCTGCATCTGCAGGCCGGGCTCCCGGGGAAGCCATGAGCCAGCTCAAGATCGAGGTCGACGCCGACAAGGCGCTCGACCGCCAGTTAACGGACCTCGAGAAAAGCCAGCTGCCCTACGCGGCCATGCAGGCCGCCAACGCTGTAGCGTTCGAGGTCCGGGAGCGTTGGAAACGCACCGCACCCAAGGTATTCGACCGGCCGGCGCCGCTGACGGTGAACGCGGCGATGTACCGCAAGGCGACCAAGAAGGACCCCTTTGCGGAGGTCTATATCCGCGACGAGGCCTTCAAGGGCACGCCGCCGGCGAAGTACCTGCTGCCTGAAGTCGAAGGTGGCCAGCGCCGCAAAAAGGGTTTCGAGCGGCTGTTGCAGTCACGAGGCCTGATATCGGCAAAGCAATACGCAGTCATGGGGAGAGGGGCGACGCCAGACGTCTACGGCAACGTTCCCGCCGGCCAGGTCAACCGCATCCTGTCCCAGCTGGGGGCCCAGCGCGACCACTACCAGAATCAATCCGAAGCCAGCACCAAGCGCCGGCGCTCCAAGAAGCGCCGCGGTGGCGAGTATTTCGTCATCACCAAGCGCCGAGGAAAGCTGCGCCCAGGCATCTACGAGCGACTGAACACGGGCTTCGGCTCCGGTGTCCGGTCGATCTTCATTTTCACCGATGCGCCCAAGTACAAGCCGCGCTACGACATCTTCGGTATGGCCAGCGACACCTGGCAGAAGCTGATGCCGTTCTTCCTGCAGCGCGAGCTGGAAAAGGCCATGCAAACGGCCAGACCCCTGCCATGAGCCAGAAGTCCACACTGCAGAACATGGACGCGCTGATGTTCGCCGCGTTCGCCGGCGCCGGCATTGCCGACGCCGCCACCTACCAAAACCCGGCCGGCCAGCCGGTGCCTTGTACCGCGCTGCTCGATGAGGGCGTGCAGGACTATGGCGCCGACGATGCTCCGGTGTCGGCCCCCTATGATCGCGTGACGCTGCAGCTGCGCGAGGTAGAGCCCCGTGTCGGCGGCATCGTGCGCATCACCGGCACCGGCGCGCGCCTGAAGCTGGAGAAGCGGCTGCGCGGCGACGCGGCGTCACAACAGTGGGTGGTGCTGCATGTCTAGCCCGCGCGCGAGGCTCCTGGCTGCCTTTGGCGATTGCCTGGGCCGCATCAGCACGACCAACGGATATCTCACCGACGCCGGCACCAGCTGGACCACCGAGCCGCAGCAGGTCGACGCAGCTGCCACGGCAGTGCTGACGGCAGTGATCGACAAGCAGCAGCGCGCCACCGACGCGGCGCTGGTGCGCACCCACCGGCTGACGACCGTTGCGGTGATCGGCAAGGTGCCGGCGAGCCTGGAGAACTACCAACAACGGCTCGACGATCTGGTCACCGACATCGAAGCGGCGATGGACGAGCAGCAGCAGGCCTTTCCGAGTGGCCTGCAGTACCCCGTGTACGTCGCCATGGAACCGCTGAGCCCGGACCCGGGCGCCGGCTGGATGGGCGTTGCTGTCACCTACCAGTCCCACATCCCGAAAAAGTAATCCCGCCGCCCACGCGGCACCACCGACGAGGAACGCCAACATGGCAGAAGATTTCAGCTACCTGGGCAGCGGCATCATCCTGATCCGCGAATGGAACACCGGCGCGCCGTTCGACGAGGTCGGCAACTGCTCCGCATTCAGCGTGTCGCCCAAGACCAACACGATCGAACTGGCCGACAACCAGAATCCGGGCGGCGGCATGGCAAATCGTGTGGACCGGGTGACCGGCTACGACGTTGCCTACACCTTCCACGACTTCAACAAGGACAACTTCGCCCGCACCACCCGCGGCGTGGCGACGACTGTGCCCGCGGCGGCGGTGCTGGATGAGGCTGTACGCACCAGCAAGGGCCGATTCGTGCCGCTGAAATACCCAGCTTCCGAAATCACCAGCGTGAAGCTGGCGGCCGCCCCCGCCACCACGTTCGAAAAGGGCAAGGACTACGTGCTGCGTCGTGGCATGTTGTTCATCCCGTCTGATTCCTCGATCGCTGACCCGGCCGACGGCTCTGCCGCCGCCAACGTCGTCGTCGCATACAAGCACGGGGAGCTGGGCCAGGTCGAAGCCGGCGTGCGTCCGCAGCGCTTCTATGAAATGCGATTCATCGGGGCAAACGAAGCGCGCGGTGGCAAGCAGGTGCGGCTCGTCGCGCACAAGGTCAGCGGCGGCATGATCGAGCAGCTGGGCCTGTTGGGTGATCAGTTCGGCGCTGGCACGGTCACCGGTGCGCTGGTGAAGGACGCCGACAAGGCCATCAACGACGACAAGTCGGCGTACTACTACTGGCAGCAGGAGAACTGATCGTCATGGATGAACTGCAGACGATCGCGCCCCCGCGGCGCAACGTCCCGTTCCGCGGCGAGGTGCTCGTGGTGGGGCCGCTGCGCCTGGAGCAGCTCGCGCCCTTCATCACCGCCTCTCGCCCGATTATCGGGCGGGTGGTGCTCGCCTCCGGCCTGATGGGCCAGGCAGCGCCGGTCGAGGTGGGCGCGATGATTCTTGACCTGTTCGAGCAGGATGCCTTGGCGTTCGCGCAGGCCCTGGCCGTGGTCACCGACAAGGAGCCGGACTGGCTGGCCGCCGGCGAATTGGAAGAAGTGGCCACGCTGGTTGAGGCGGTGGTAGCGATGAACAAGGATTTTTTCGTCCGCCGCCTGCCCGCGCTGCTGGCGGCGGCCAGGCCGGCGACGGCGGCACCCACGCCGCCGTCGGAGGCCGAAGCGCAACAGCAGGATGGGACGACCTCGTCCAGTACCTCGTCGCCCGAGGCCACAGCCGCCGCGACGTCCTGACGTACACGCTGGCCCAGCTCCGGGCCTACACCGCCGCCGCTGCCCGGGATGACCGGCAGCGGCAGGTGGACCTGGCAATCGCCGTACGAATGGCAATGGGCGCCGATGCTGGCGCCTGGGCCACCTTCCTGAAGCAGGAACCTGCCTGATGGCCGAACCTACTGCCAATCTGCGTGTCCGAATCGGCGCCGACTTCAACGACATCAAGCAGAGCTTGGTGCTGTTGCGCAGGGACCTCAACGAGGTCCGCAACACCGCCGGCCGACCGTTGCCGACCAACAACGCGATCAACCAGCTGGGCGTGTCGGCGGGCCAGACCGCGCAGGCCATGCGGCAGCTGCCGGCGCAGTTCACCGACGTGTTCACCAGCCTGCAGGGCGGCATGCCCTGGTTCACGGTGCTGGTCCAGCAGGGTGGCCAGATCAAGGACAGCTTCGGTGGTGTTGGTCCGGCGCTGCGCGGTGTGGGTCAGGGCATCGCGGGGCTGATGACGCCCACCGCGGCGTACGCAGCCATCGTCGGTGTGCTGGCCTACGCCTGGTACGACGCCGCGCGCAGCTCGGAGGCATACGCGCGTTCCCTGGTGCTCTCTCGGAACGAAGCGGCCGCGACCAGCGCGGTGCTGGCCGATCTGTCGGCACGCACGTCCAGTTCGCAGGATGTGAGCGTAGGCAAAGCTCAGGCCGCCGCGGTGGCCATCGGGCAAAGCGGACAGGTCGCGCGCGAGAACTTCGAGGCTGTGGCGCGGGCCGCTGTAGCCATGGAGGAAATCAACGGCGTTGCTATCGACGACACGGTTGCAGCGTTTGCAAAGCTGGCAGGCGACCCTGTGAAGTACTCGCAGGAGCTGAACAAGCAGGTCAACTTCCTGACGGTCGAAATCTATGACCAAATCCGCGCGCTGCAGGAGCAGGGCCGCAACCAGGAGGCAGCAACGGTTGCGACGCGGTCTGCGGCGGATGCTACGACCGAGGCCCTGGCCAAAGTCCGCGCGAGTCAGAACCCCGTAATTCGGGGCTTCAAGGATTTGTTCGTAGAGGCCAGCAAGGCTTGGGAGGCGATGAAGAACGGGCTGGGGCTCAGCTCGGCGGCTGTCGAGATGCAGAAGCTGCTTCAGGACAACCAGCGCGACGTCGCCATCATGAACAAGGGCGTGGCCGATGGCATGAGCTACGCCTGGGTGTACCAGTACGAGAGCGCCATCAAGTCGCGATCGGCCCGGATCAGGGAAATCGCCGCCCAGCAGCAGAAGGAAGCGAAAGAAGCCCAGGTCACCGCCGCACAGTCCACGTCGCAGGAAGTAGCGCAGGAGCTGGACGCCATCATCGACGCCCAGGCGTCCAAGGAAGAGAAGAAGCGCCGCGAGGTCGCCCGGGTGCAGGTGGCCGCCCAGGAAGCCATCGAGAAGGCGAAGGCCGCTGGCCTGACCGACGTGGTCACTGAGCTGGAAGAGCGGCGGCAGAAGGCCATCGCGGCGATTCAGGAAAAGTACGCCAAGAAGAATACAGGCGGGACTGGATCGGCGACGCGAGGGGCCGGCCTGCAGGCATTCAAGGATGACCTGGTGGAAGAGCAGGCGGAGATTGCCGCCAGCACCCAGACCCTGCGCGCGCAGTACGCGGCCCGTGAAATCACCGCCGACCAGTACTACGGGAAGATGCGGGAGCTGCTCACCCGCGGTGCGGCCGCGGAGGCCGCGGCGCTGCAGAGCCAGATCGACTATCTCCAGAAGCAGACCGTAGCCGGCAAGGACGCGATTGGGGTCGGCCGGCAGGTCGGCGAGCTGGAGGCGCGCCTGGCCAAGGTCCGAACCGAAGGCGCAGCGAAGCTTGAAGTCCTGGCAAGCGAGGAACGCGGCGCCGCCGCGGCGCGGGCGAACGCCATCGCTTCCTACGCCAACGCCTTGGACGCCAGCAACAATGCGCTGGAGCGCCAGATGCGCGCGATGGTCGCCAAGGTGGGCATGGGCGACCGCGAGTACGAAGTCCAGCAGCGCATCAACGACGCATACGCCGACCAGGCCGACAAGCTGCGCGAGCTGCAGCTGCAGCTCAACGCCAAGCAGATCGACCAGGGCATGTTCGACTCCGAGAAGGCGGTGCTGCTGGAGAAAACGGGCGACCGCATCGAGGCTATCCGGGCCGGCTATGCCGACCTGGCCACTGCCGAAGGCAACTGGCTGTCTGGTGCCACCTCTGCATGGTCGAACTACGCGCAGCAGGCCGGGGACGTCGCCGGCCAGATGCGGGATGTTGTCGGCAACGTCTTCTCTGGCTGGGAGGACAAGTTCGTCCAGTTCTCAACCAGCAGCAAGGTGAGCTTCAGCGACTTGGCTGATTCGATCATCAAGGACCTGGCCCGCATCGCCGCAAAGCAAGCAGTGACGGGCTTGGCAAACGTCGTCGCGGGTGCCTTCGGCTCGTACTTCGGTGGCGTGAACACCGCCGGCAATGCAGCCGTCACCAACGGTACCCAGGGCATCAACCAGGACCTGTTCAACAAGCTGATGGCCGGCGGGAAGTCCGAAGGTGGCTACACGGGCCCGGGCGGGAAGTATGAGCCCAAGGGCATTGTGCACGCCGGTGAAGTGGTGTGGTCCCAGGCGGACGTGGCGCGCGCTGGTGGTGTGGGCATAGTGGAAGCCATGCGGCAGGGGTTCCGCGGCTACGCCGAGGGCGGTGTCGTCGGTGGCCTTTCCACTCCGGCACCCGCCGGCGGCGGGGTCAACATCACGGTGCGCAACGCGCCCGCCGGGACAACCGCGAGCGCTTCGAAGAACGACAAGGGCGGTGTCGACATCGATGTGCTGCTGGGACAGGTCGACAGCTACATCGGCGGCCAGGTCGCCAGTGGTCAGGGGTCCACGTACGCAGCAATGGGCAGCCGTTTTGGCTTAAAGGACTCTGTGTGATGGCAACACTACCCTCTGTGGCACGTGTCATGTTCGACGGGCAGAAGCGATCGTTTGAGCCTTCCGTGCTGCGCACCGAGATGGAGCGCGGCGTGCCGAAGCAACGAGTGCAGAACAGCCAGGTGCTGGTCAAGCAGTCCATGACGCTCTACTTCTCCAGCATCGCCGACGTCGGCACCTTCGATGACTGGTACTTCGCCGAAATCAGGCGCATCGGCTGGTTCAGCATGGTTCACCCCTTCACTGGCCAAGTGATCAACGCCCGCTTCGAAAACGGTGCGCTGGGCGACCTGGTGCCCGACGAGAAATTGCCCGGGGATTACCGGATGGATGTGGTTGTGGAGTACATGCGATGAGCACTTTCACCGAGCGCAAGCAGCGCGTCACCGATCCCAGTGGAACCCTGCTGTTCCTGTCCATCTCGGCGCCGTCCTTTGCCGAGCCGCTTCGTATCGTCAACGACACCCAGGACTGGGTGAGCCAGGGGATCCCGTATCTGGGCGTGCCCTTCAGCTTCAAGCTGCCCGACGACACGCGCGGGCAGTCCCCTCGCGCCCAGCTGGTGCTGGACAACGTTGGCCGCGGTATCTCCGAAGACCTAGAAGCCCTGGGCCCTAACGAGTTGATGATGGCACGGCTGATGGTGTCCGACCGGGCCGATCCGAACGTCTATGAAAGGGACTTCTACCTGCCGGTGACCAGCATCTCCGTGTCCGGTGCCACGGCATCGGCCCAGTGCGGGGTCGACTTCTTGATGCGGCAGCAGGCGGTGCGGCTGCGCGCCAACCCGTTCACGCTGCCGGGGATCTTCTGATGCGCCTGGCGGATGTTGACGCGCTGGTAGGGGTGCCGTACTGCGAGGACACCTTCGACTGCGCCGATTTCGTGGTGCTCGTGCAGCAGCAGCTGTTCGGGCGCGCCGTGCAGCTTCCCGGCAGGCGCCCGCGCGGTATCGCTGGCCAGGCCGCCATTGGGGAGCTGTCACGTCCCTACGGCTCCGCCGTGGCCGTTCCAATTGACGGCGATCTGGTGCTGATGATCGAGCACGGTCAACGGCGGGCCGGCCACGCCGGCGTGTACTTCTACCTGGCCCATGAGGGCTGGGTGCTGCATTCCAACGAAAAGAACGGCTGCAGCGTCCTGCACCGGATTCGCGAACTGCCGGACTTCGGCTTGAGAATTGAGGGTTACTACCGATGGGCTTGATGCAGGACACCGCGCCGCTGATCATTACCCCGCACCCAGTCACGCTCGACGGCCAGCGGACCGTGTCCGCCCAGCTCCAGCAGGGCGAGCGCTTGGCGGGTTTCCTGGCGCGCACCGTGCCGGACTTTGATGGCGACCTGTGGGAAGTGCGCATCAACGGCGTCTTGGTGCCTTACGAGGTGATGGGGCGCGTCCGTCCGAAGGGCGGGGCGGTCATCGAGGTGCGTGGGGTGGTGAAGAAGACCGCGCTGATGATCGTGGCGCTGGTGGCGCTGACCATCTTCACGGCCGGCGTCGGCACGGCCATGGTGGCGGCCGGCTACAGTGCGGCGGTCGCCGGCTTCGCCCAGGCGGCCATTTACGCGGCCGGCTCGCTGTTGATCAACAAGGTACTGGGACCGAAGCGGCCGAAGCCGACGGCGAGCGACGCCGGCGCGGTCTACAGCCTTGGCGCTGCGCGCAACCAGGCGCGCCCATACCAGCCGCTGCCGCTGCTGCTGGGCGGGCCGCTGCGCATTGCGCCAGACGTGGCCACCAACCCCTACAGCTGGTATGAGGCCAATGATCAGTACCTGGCCATGACCCTGACGCCGGGCATCAACGTGGGCCGTGTGGAGGCGCTGTACAACGGCGATGCCCTGTTGTCGTCCTACGAGGCGGTCACCGTTTGGCATAACGGCTTCGCCGCAATGCCCAGCGAAGACATCCCGCTGTACAGCAATGCCGATACCGTCAGCGGCGGCGCCTTGGAGGCGGAGAAGGGCCAGGCCAGTGCGTGGGTACAGCGCACCGGCAGCGCCAACACGATCCGCCTGAAGGTAGATGTGGACTTCATGCTGTTTGACACCACCAGCAAGGGCAAACCGAAAGACAACAGCGAGACCGTCGATATCCAGTATCGGGCCGTCGGCACCAGCAACTGGCAGCTCTTCGGGTCCTACGGCATCACCAGTCGATCCCAGAAGCAGCAGCGGCGCAGTTACTCCAAGGATGTGCCGGAGGGCCAGTACGACGTGCGCGTGCGCATCGCCGGGCGCAACACCGATGGCAGGGGCGCCACCAGCGATTTCACCTGGTCGACCCTTACCAGCATCCAGAAAGACACCGCCGACTACGCCGGTCTATCCCGCATCGGCATCCGCATCAAGGCCACCGGGCAGCTGAATGGTCAGCTCGATGAGGTGCGCTGCGTCGCCTATCCCGCCCCGGCCCCGGTCTGGACCGAGGGCGGCTGGGTGACCGAGGAGAGCAACAACCCGGGCGCGCTGATCCTGGCCTACGCGCGCGGCTTCCGTGATCAGAACGGCAAGCTGATCGCTGGCATTGGCCTGGACGATGTGCAGATCGACATCGAGGCGCTGAAGGCGTTCATGCTCACCTGCAGGGACCGCGGCTACACGTATGCGCACTACATCAAGGAAGTGCGCAACCACGACGATGTGCTGAACGCGGTCGCCTTGGCCGGCTTCGGCCAGATCAGCTGGGCAGGCGGGCGCCTGTCCGTGGCCTGGGCCGGGGACGAGCAGCCGCTTTCGGGCGTGGTCAATATGGCCACGATCAAGAAGGGGCAGTTCCAGGTGGATTACACCCTGGCCAACGCCGCCGATGGCATCGAGTTCAGCTATTACGATGCCACCGACTGGACCACCAAGACGCTGCGCGTCGCCGCGCCCGGCGTGGCCACCATGCTCAACCCGGCCACCGTGGAGGGCGAGGGCATCACCAGCGAGGCCCACGCTGCGAAAATGGCCCGGTATCACCTGGCGCAGTCGCTGTACCAGTACAAGGACATCACCTACAGCACCGACATCGAGCACCTTAGTTACCGCCGCATGTCGGTCCTGGCGCTCCAGCACGACCTTACCCAGTGGGGCTTCGGCGGCCGGGTGGTGTCGGCCACCACGGTTAACGGGGTCGTCACTGTGCAGCTGGACGAGCCGGTCCCAGCTCCGTCCAACGGAAATGCTTGGGTGGGCCTGCGCATCCCTGGAGAGCGGGTCTATCGCGTGTTCGGCGTTCGCCCGTTTACCGGCAGCAGCGACACCATCAGCTTGACGGGGGCCTGGCCGGCGGACGCACCACTGCCGGGTAACACCGCCGACAACCCTGCCCACGACACCATTTGGATCTACGATTTCAAGCAGACGCCGGGATACCGTGTCCGGGTGGTCGGCATCGAGCCGGAGAGCGACCTGAAGGGCGCCAAGGTGTCGGTTGTGCCCGAGCCGCCGGAGTTCTGGAACTACGTGTTGACCGGCCAGTACGTGCCTCCGGTGAGCACCAACCCGATCACCAGCCGGCCCATCGCCAGCGGCCTGGTCATTGGCGAGCAGCAGATCGTCCAGGGCGACACCGTTTTCACCGAGCTCACGGTCACCTTTGATATCACCGGCCCGGTCGGAAACATCGTGGTCTTGGCCGCCGGCAGCGACGGCGTGCTGGCGGAAGTGGCGCAGACCACCACCCGGACCGCCACCTGGCGCATCAGCCAAGCCGACCAATACACGGTGGTCGTGCGCCCCTTCAGCCCTGAAGGGCAGGTGGGTGTCTCGGCGTCGGCCACCTACGTCACCGCCGGCGCGGATGTGCCGCCGCTGCTGGTGGATTTCTTCGACGTGGACGAACTGCCTGGCGGCGTGCGGATGTTCAGCTGGGGATTCCTGTCCGGGAGCATCCAGTCGCCCGACTTCGCCGGCGTGGAGGTGCGCTACATCGACGGGCTGGTGGCCGAGCCGGACTGGGCCGGCATGACGCCGATCGGCGAGGGCGGCTACCACACCGTCCCCTTCGAGGCGGTCATTCCGAAGGCTGGGAACTGGACCTTTGCGTGCCGCTCGCGCAACACCTCCGGCGAGCTGTCCACCGGCATGCGCGTAGTTGCCAAGACACTGGGCCAGAACCTCGGCGAGCAGATGGCCGAGAGCTATGCCGAGGCCGAGCGGGCTAACCAGCGAATCACCCAGGAGATCCTCGATCGCGTTGCGGAGGATCTACGCGTTTCCAATGAGGCCGTAGCGGCGGCGCGCGCGTACACCGATGCCCAAGTCGCCGCGCTCAACGGCATTCTGGAAGACATCGTCGGTGCTGACGATTGGGTGCCCGAGGGCGAGTATCCGGTCGGGGACTTCGTGCGCCACGGCGGCGTGCTGTTCCGGGCGCTGGTGGACAACGCCGCCACTGAGCCCGGGACCAACCCGGCGGTGTGGCAGGAAATTGGCGATTACACGTCGGTCGGTGATGCGCTTGCCGCCGCCATCAGCATGTCCACCCAGAACGCCTCTGACCTGCGGGTTGAGGCAGGGCGCTTGGACGCTCTGCTGGTACGCATGCCGGCGGGCAACGATTCCTTGGCGACCGCGGCGAGCGTTGCCCAGCAGGTCCAATTGGTCGCCGACTCTGTGGGCGCGATCGCGCAGCGCACGGGCACTCTGGAAGCCGCACTCCCTGGGCTGGCGACCAATGCCTACGTGCGGCAGCTGGATGAGGCGCAGACCAACGTGTCGATGGCGCTGGGGCGTCGCATTGACCAGACCAATGCTCTGCTGTCCGGAAAGGCCGAGGCGGGGACGGTTCAGGCCATCCAGTCGAAGGTCGATCTTCTGGACGGGAAGGTAACGGCGCAGGGCAGCGCCATCACCCAGGTGACGTCGAAGCTCAGCGGCACGCCTAACATGCTGAAGGACTCGTCCTACGCGAGAGGCTTCACCCACTGGACCCAGCCGCTCGGAAGCGCTATTTACTACGAGGCCAAGTATGGCAACTACCTGGCAGTCAACGCGCTTCAAGGGGGCACCGCGAGCGAACAACGGGTAGATACCACCGGTGGCATCTACGTGCTTAGCGCGGAGGTGTACCGCAATTCAGCTGCGGGAAATGTGCGCGTTGAGGTAGGAGCGTTCAGTGCCCAAGGCTTCATTGGCAGCACTACGGCGCTTTCGGATCGCAGCAAGGTGGGGCAATGGCAGCAGATCTTCGTGGCAATCAACGCCCCACCCGGCACGACCTATCTGAACTGCCGGATCATCTTCGAAGGCACCGACACCATCAACAGTGTCCGGCGCATGAAGCTGGAGCTGGGGCTCACACCGACACTCTGGACCGATGATACTGCCGTGCAGCTGGCCGCCAGCGCCACGCAGATCCTTGAAACCCGGGCGACGCAGCTGGAGAACGGCCAGACACGACTGGAGGCCAAGGCCGGCGTGCTGCTGGACGTCAACAACCGGGTGATCGGTTGGCGTGCGAACAACGACGGCGCACAAGGCATCTTCGATATCGTGGCTGATCGCCTCAATGTCACCGATCCCAACGGCACTGGCAGCACTACCTTCGAGTCCGGCCGCTGGGTCACCCGGTCTGGGGGTTACATGCAGGTCCACGGCAAGCCGTTTGGTACAACCGGTGACCTGATGATGTATATCGGCGTCGGATCCGATCCGAACGCGGCCAGCAAGGCTAATGGCATCTTCTGGATCGACAACAAGGGCAACGCCTACTTCGGTGGAAGCCTGTCCGCCGGCGTGCTCCGCAACGCCGTGCAGACTGGCACAACCCAGACGACCGGCACCGAGCTGCTCAACGGCCCCTTCCGCACCAACGGTGGCAACCGGACGGTCACGCTGAGCTTCACGCGCTCCCATCGCCGTCAGCGCTCTGGGAACGGATCGACCGGGTTTGTGGCTGGGGCTGGTTCGAACACCGCCCAAGTGCAGCTGTTCCGCCAGATCGGCACCGGTAGTTGGATCCTGTGGCAAGTCCTCAATGTCACCGGATCGGTGGATATAGCGAACGAGTCCGACGGACCCGATGTTGCAGTTTCTGGCTGGGGTGGCTCGTTCACGGTCAACGACAGCAGCCCTGCACTGGAAATTGTCTCCTACCGGGCTGTGGTGTCGGCTTTCAGTGAGCAGAGCGTCACCCACCAAACGGGCAATTTTGACTTGCAGACCATCACCCAGAACCTCTCGATCATCTCCGTGGAGCAGTGAGTATGAGCCTCGTCCTTTCCGAGAGTGGCAACAACGCAGTGGAGATGTTCGCCACCCGCATCGATGTCCAGTGGGACTTCCGCACCAACACCGGCCCGGTGCTCTTCCACTTCGAGCGAGTGGACTGGGATCGCAAGACCGGAATCGTAAACACGCGCGGGTATGAACGGACGATCCGGCACGATATGGCGGGGCTGATCGGTGGCGATTACTCCATCACCGACCCATTCACCGGCGAAGAGCTGGTGGAGCCAGGCTGGAAGCTGATGGCGATGATCAAGGCGGCTACCGAGCGGGTCTGGGATACGGAGACGGCGCCTGTTGACGAGCAAGCCAGCGGTGAGAACGCACCCATCGAAGGCGGATCGCTGGCCAGCGGCATCGCCTTTGCGTCAACCGGCTAGTGGCTCCGGTGATCTGTATCCGTGGGCACCGGGCGATGAGCGCTGTCCACGCGGGCTATGGACTCTGAGAAGCTGGCGCGGCTCCCGGCTTGGCGATTCTCACAATGTGGTCAAGCCAGGACCTCCCCGCCCGAATAAGCGACAGTGCCGGGATGCCTCGAACGTGAATCATAGTCGTCCGCTTGTTAAGTTTCGGCAGATTTCGTTGCTCACGGAGCTTTGAGCTGGCCGTGGTGTAATCGGCGGCATGTGCTACTCCGCTCAGATCAAGGCCGATTACCACAAGCTCGTGCGCGAGTTCGGCGCGGTCGTGTCTATGGACGAGTTCGCGGCGCTCTATGCCCACGATCCGGGCAAGAAAAGGCCGAAGACGCCGAAGGCCATGGACGACGCGTTCGCCGCGGGTAAGAGCGCTGCCGAGCGTTCGGTCTGGGCGGAAATTCAGGACTGGAGCGCCCGTGATGCCACTGGGTTCGAACAGGAGCTGTTCACCCAGAAGACCCGCCTGGTCAACGCCGAGCGCGCGCTGCAGACCAAGGTCACGAAGAAGGCCGAGAACGACGTGCGGGTGGCCACCAACAAGATTGCCCGGGCCCAGGGCAAGCTGGCCGACCTCCGGCGCACTGACCACGTGGCAAGAGACTCGCGGATTTTCCCTGGCGTCTACGGCACCGTCATCGTGTCCGAGGGCGGCAAGCGAGTGGTGAAGCCAATGCGCTACCAGTGCCGGCTGGCCGGCAAGCCGGCCACCTACGACCAGCGCTACCCAGGCACCTACAACGCCAGGCGCGACAGCCTGGAGGGCTTCTGGCGGCCGGCATTCGGGCACACCCACGCGCTCATGGTGGTGGACACCTTCTACGAGAACGTGGAAGGGCCGGACGGCGGCAACCAGGTCGTGCAGTTCACGCCTCGCACCGGCGATCCCATGCTGGTGGCATGCCTGTGGTCGCATTGGGTCGATCCCGCCGGCAAGGAGCCTGATCTACTGTCCTTCGCCGCGATCACCGATGACCCCGAGCCCGAGGTCGCCGCGGCCGGCCACGATCGGACGATCATCAATATCAAGCCCGAGCACGTCGATGCCTGGCTCAACCCCAATCCGGCCGACCTGGGCGCGCTCTACGCGATCTTCGACGACAAGCGGCATCCGTTCTACGAGCACCGGATCGCTGCGTGACCGGCCACCGGGCTTTGAGCGGGCTGCCTCTTGCCACGGCTCCTTGATCCGTGGCATACCTGCCATTACCTGCGGGCACCTGCCGTCAGCCTTCAGGTCGGGGGCGACTGAACCGGGTATCATAGTAGGTCGGCCGGGTAGGCCCCTGTTCCCCCTGCACAATGGACGTTTGGGTGAGGAATCT